GGAGTCGACATGAACGACCGTACCGCAGGCGCAGCGCGGGAGCGTCTCCTGTCCCGCCTGTCCATGTGCCCCGGCGCGTATGACCCGGACCGAGACGCCGCGCTGCTGAACGCCTACGCACACGAGCTGGCCGAGCGTCAACGGGTCCTGTTGAACGCGTTGGACGCCGACCAGGAAGGACACCCGTACTACGGGGACCTGGAGTCGCTGATCGACCTGATCGACCCGGAGGCGCAGCGGTGAACGGCAGTGAGCGCATGAAGGTGTGGCGGCGCTGGACATGGCCGGGACTTGCGAACGAATGGGCGGCACCATCCCGGGGGTGGGGAGTCACCTGCCCTGTGTGCTGCACTCCGGAGACCTACCTCGACAGCCGCCCCACGTGGCGGGAAGCCATGGACTTCGCGTGGCAGCACATCGCCGAGAAGCACACCCCAGGAGAGCTGAAGTGACGATCGCGGATGTGTTGCGCGCCATGGCTGCTTTCGTCGGGCCGATTGTTGGCGCCGGGTTGGTGGCCCTCGGAGCCTCGGCCTCGTCGTCGGTGAAGTCCCGCCGTGAGATGCAGGCCGAGCACGACGCCATGGCGCAACGGATCGCGGACCTTGAAGCGGACCCCGGTATGAAGGAACAGCAGTGACCGAGCCTCACACCGCCGAGCAGCACCGGTACCTGTCGACCGGCTGCCTCCACGGCGAGCACGCCTACTGCCAGAGGCCAACCAGCCCGTTCGGCATGAAGGTCCCCGCGCAGTGCAAGTTCTGTGCCGCGCCGTGCATCTGCGACTGCCACGGGCAGAAGTTCGAGGAGGGAAGGACCTACCGGGAAGGCGGAGCAACAGACACCCCGCGGGACTTGTTCGTAGTCGTGGCCACGAACGAAATGCACGCGATCGGATGGCGCGGGGGAGACGAACCCTGGGCACGCTCCCACGCCGACCGCCCGTACTGGACCGAGGTACCGGAGTCCTGCGGACCGGAGTGCAGCGAGCAGCACATCTACACGGGCCAATGCGTCCTCAGCCCAGAGGAGAGCAGCGATGAGTGACCACCCGGCCGTGACGTGGCTCCGGCAGGAACTCGACCGGGCGGAGCGGGTCGCCCGGGACGCAGCCGACGGCGACGGCGGACAGTGGTTCGTCGGCGACAAGTGGAACGTGTACCGGGTTGAGGACCGCACGCCGCGGGACGACACCGAATCGAACCGGCTTGTCGTGTACGGCAACGTTGAGCGCCAGTCACGCCACATCGCCGCGCATGACCCGGCGTCAGTGCTGCGCCGCGTGGCCAAGACCCGCGAGATCCTTGCCGAGCACGCGCCGGACGGCCCCCGCGCACCTGACTGTGTGCGCTGCGCCGATGAAGGCCGCGACGTGGAGATCGGTGGCGGGTTCATCGAGACCCTACGGGACGCGCAGCCGTACCCATGTCGGACGGTGCTGCTCCTCGCCGAATCATGGGGATGGGAGCAGCCATGACCGAGAATCAGCCCCGCTATCGGGTCATCGTCTGGCCAGCGATGGGTCCATGGCCGCGCAGCTACCACGTGTGGGACAACCAGTTTCACGTCCAGGTCTGCGGCCGGTGGGACACTCTCGAAGCAGCACAAGCCCATGCCGACCAGTGCAACGAGAGGGAACAGCGGTGAGCGGTCCCACGTGGGAGACCATCCGTCAGCTGTACGAGGACCTATTCCCAGAACTGACGATACTGGTCGACGGTGATCAAGTGGATCATCTTCGAGCCCGGATCGACGAGGAAGGATTCGCAGCCCGGGTGACGGTGAAGGCCAGCCCCTACGCGCCCGAAGGCCATGCGCTGATCATCAACGAGACCAAGAGACGCAAGACACTCCGCAGAGGTGAGCAGTCGTGAGCATCTTCCCGACGTTGATGGGCCAGGGCCGGCACGCTGCCCGGCACCGTAAGCCCGTCACCGGCCACATAGCCATCGTCCGGCACGTCGCCAGCTGCGCCCTGTTCGCGTGCACCTGCTTCATCACCGGGCCGCTACGCGCCAACGAGATCGAGGCGCAGGCCGACGCCGACCAGCACACCACCGACACCGAACGGGAGACACCCCATGATGCCCGCTGACGCGATACCCCCCGTCGACACCGGCAACATGCTGCTTTCGGGCGGACCGTCGCAGCTGACCACCGCGCTAGCGTCCACCCCCGACGGGCAGCGACTCATCACGACGATCCGCACCCAGTCCGCGACCGTGACAGTGTTCCTCGCCAAGGAAGACGTCCAGGCGTGGGCCGCCAAGCTTCAGGCCGACGCAGACCAGATGACCGGACTCGTCATCGTCCGCGACGGTACGGCCGGCCTGTCGGGGCTCATCGCGCCGTGACAGCAACGGTCGTCAGGTACGAACCGAGAGGCGCAGCGCTCAGGTTGTTCAAGACGCGCGCTTCGGAAGTCGTCCTGTCCGGTGCAGCTGGCACGGGCAAGTCCCTGGCGTGTCTCTACCGGTTGCACCTGGCGGCGTTGAACAACGAGGACATCCGGTGCCTGATCGTCCGTAAGACGGCGGTGTCGCTCGGCGCGACGACGTTGGTGACGTTCCGCAAGAAGGTTGCAGCGGAGGCGCTCCGGCACGGCGCTACGAGCTGGTACGGCGGGTCGCAGCAGGAAGCAGCTGGCTATCGGTACTCGAACGGGTCCGTGATCAACGTGGGTGGCATGGACAAGCCCGAGAAGGTTCTGTCGTCGGAGTACGACCTCATCTTTTGCGATGAGGCCACCGAACTCACGGTCACTGACTGGGAGACTCTCGGTACCCGCCTCCGCAACGGCCAACTGTCGTGGCAGCAGCAGATAGCCGCCTGCAACCCTGCTCACCCAACCCATTGGATCAAGCAACGGTCCGAGACCGGGCAGCTGACCATGCTTACGTCGCTGCACCGGGACAACCCCGCCTACGTCAACGCTGACGGTTCCTACACACCCGCCGGCGCCGACTACATGGCCAAGCTCGACGCCCTCACCAGTGTCCGCAGGCTGCGCCTACGTGACGGCCTGTGGGCGTCAGCCGAGGGAATCATCTACGACGAGTGGTCCGACGCCGTCAACCTGGTGGACCGGTTCCCGATCCCCGACGCGTGGACGCGGTGGTGGAGTGTGGACTTTGGCTTCACAAATCCGATGGTCGTACAGTTCTGGGCTGAGGACCCGGACGGACGGCTCTACCTGTACCGGGAGATCTACAAGACCCGGACCCTGGTGGAGGACCACGCCCGGCGGATCCTGGACATCGTTGCCCCCAAGGGGCAGTGGATCGAGCCCCGGCCGCGGGCGGTGATCTGCGACCACGACGCCGAAGACCGGGCCACTCTCGAACGCCATCTACGCATGGGCACCGTTGCCGCGAAGAAGTCCGTGTCGGACGGCATCCAGGCGGTACAGACCCGGGTCCGTGCAGCGGGGGACGGCAAGCCCCGCCTTTTCATGCTGCGGGACTCGCTGGTGGAGCGTGACCCGGAGCTGGAAAAGTCGAAGCGTCCGACGTCGACGCACGATGAGATCACCGGCTACATCTGGGACGTGACGGAGGGCAAGCCACCCAAGGAGCAGCCCGTCAAACAGGACGATCACGGGATGGACGCTATGCGGTACATGGCCGCGGAACGGGACCTTGGCGGCCGGCCCCGGGTACGCACACTCGCATGATAGAGTGTGGCTACGCCCCCCGGGCTTGCCACTCAAACCGTGGTCTCGGGTTGCAGCCTGAGACCACACCGCCCGTCCCGGCTTCACTCCGGGACGGGCGTTTTCGTCGCTGCTGGCCGTGCACGTTTCGCCACCCCTGGCGGTACAGTGATGGCGGGTTGGATGGATCGGCGCCGGTGATCTCCCTCGTCGGGTCGGTGGTCGTTGCGGGCCCGGGATGTGATCCCCGGGCCCGCTCGCATGTCCGGGGCCGTAAATCCTCCCGTGCCGGTACCGAAGATTCTCCACTGGCAGGCCGTCAGAACCGCAAGATTTCTTGATTCCCTGCGTGACGCGCGTATCCTGACCATCATGGCGCTCCCCAACGGCTTCACCACCGCATACCGGGCCGAACGCGCCACCCCACGCGCCCGCGCCCACCGAACCCCGATCAGCGTCCGTCTCGGACGCGCCGCCGGACGACTCATCCCCAACTGGGCAGAGTTCCGCAGCCTTGTTCTCACCGCCGGCGGTCTCGGCCTGGTCGACACGGCAGGGTTCCGGTACTCCCTGATCGTCGGTCTGATCGCTACTGGCATCTCAGCGCTGGTCCTCGACTGGAAACTCGGCGGAACCGAGTGAGCAGCCTCATAGGCAAGCTCCTCGCGCGGGGCGGCGGTGAGAAGTCCGTCAGCCCCGTTCCGTATGCCGCGATCCGGAACAGCTCGATATCCGCCGGCTCCGGCGGTGCCGACCCGGCGTCGTACATGCGCGCCTACGGCAGCAGCGGGACGGTCTTCAGCATCGTCAGCATGCTCGCCCGGCAGACCGCGAAGGTCAAGTGGCACCTGTACCGGGAGCAGCCGCAGGACGGACGCCGCCGGTACACCACCGGTGACAAGGGATCCGACCAGCGCACCGAGGTCATCAAGCACCAGGCCATAGCGTTGTGGAACCGGCCGAACCCGTTCATGTCCCGGTTCCAGTTGATGGAGCTGTCACAGACGTTCCTCGACCTGACCGGTGAGGCGTACCTGGTGATGGCCAGGGACGGCCGGGCGACGTTCCCTACCGGGATCTGGCCGGTCCGCCCGGACCGGATCGAACCGGTCCCGTCGCGGGAGAAGTTCCTCGCCGGGTACGTGTATCAGGGGCCGAACGGTGAGCTGGTGCCGCTGCAAACCGACGAGGTTGTGCAGGTCAAGTACCCGAACCCTTTTGACATGTACCACGGGTTGGGTCCGATTCAGTCGATCCTCGTCGACATTGACGCGGCGAAGTACTCCGCGCAGTGGAACCGGAACTTCTTTCTCAACTCCGCCACCCCGGGCGGCGTGATCCAGGTCGACAAGCGCCTGTCCGACGAGGAGTGGAACGAGTTCACGAATCGGTGGCGTGAGGCGCACCGCGGGATCGGCGCGGCGCACCGTGTCGCCGTGCTGGAGCAGGGCGCCGTGTGGGTGCCGAACGCTCACACGGTCGCCGACATGGACTTCGTGAACTTGCGTCAGGTCTCCCGAGACGTGATCCGCGAAGCGTTCGCCATGCACAAGGCCATCTTGGGCACGGTGGAGGACGTCAACCGGGCGAACGCGCAGACGGCGCAGGAGCACTTCGAAAGCTTCCTGATCGCAGACCGCCTCGACCGGTGGAGCGACGCCCTGAACTGCGGCTACCTGCCACTGTTCGGCACCGCCGGCACGGGCGTGGAACTCGACCACGACGACCCGGTATCGAAGAACCGCGAAGCAGATGCGCTGGAGCTGAAAGCGAAAGCAGACGCGGCACTCGGGCTGGTCACCGCCGGGTTCGATCCCGCCGATGTGCTGGAGACGGTGGGCCTGCCCGCGATGGGCACGGCGATCGAAGCAGCAGACGCCCCGGCCGTCCCGCCGCGGTGGGTACCGGTCCCGCCGGCCCCCGACACACCCCCGCCGGCCCCCGGCCCAACCGAACCCTCCCAGGCAGCACCAGCCGCCGTACTCCGCCCGGCCATCCACGCCGCGGCGAGCCCGAACTTGCAGGCCGTCGACAAGCAATGGCGTCAGGCCACCGACCGGGCCGTAGAGGCGTACGTGCGGGACATCCTGCCCGGCCAGCAGCGCGCCTTGGCCGAACGGGTCCGCGTCGCGATCGAGGGCAACGACCTCGGCGCGCTCGGCCAGCTGACGGTCCCCCACGACGCGGCCGCCGCACAGCTCGCCGAAGCGGCCCGCGTGTACGGGCTCACCGCCGCCGTACAGGCAGCGCACGAGATCACCGCACTCGGCGTCCACGGCGCACAGGCCACCCCCGTCGACGCGGACCGGGCCCGTGACATCGCCAACGTGTGCGCCATGCTCCTCGCCGCAGATCTCGCGTCGTCCGCTGCGCATCGGGCGTTGCAGCTCGCCGCGCCGACGAACAAGGCGGGCACGATCCGTGCCGATGCTGGGGGCGTCGCACAGGCCGTCCTCGACTTCCTGAAGTCCCTCACCCCCGCACGCGTCGTTCAGGCGGTCGGCGGTCTGATGTCCGCCGTGCAGAACCGGTCGAGGCTGCTGACGTTCCGCACGTCCCCGCAGGCACTCGAACTGGTGGCGTCGGAGGAACTCGACCGGAACACCTGTGGCCCGTGCGCGGATGTGAACGGCACGGTTCTCGGCCTGTCCACGGATCCGAACATTCTGGCGGAGACGTCCGACGCCTACCCGAACGGCGGCTACAAGGACTGCCAGGGCGGCGCCCGCTGCAGGGGGACGATCGTGGCGCAGACTGTCACTGTTCCGTCCGCTCGCGCGCCGCGGGTCGGGATCCGCGCCACGGACGACGCTGCGGCGCGCGTGTTCGAGCAGGCAGCGAAGGACTACCCGCCTGGCGCTATCGGGTGGATCCACCATGCGCAGTGGAAAGGCCCGCTGAACGTCCCTCTCGACCACATCGACCCGACCCCCGAGTGGCTCGACACCAAGATCCGGCCCGAGCACGTGCAGAAAACCGTGGAACGCCGACGGCGCGGGAAGAAGCTCAAGCCCGTCATCCTCGTGAAGACGCCCGACGGGGACAAGCTTCAGTTGGTGGATGGCCACCACCGCTACCTTGCCGCGTTCGAGCTGGGGGAGTCCCTGCCGGCGTACGTCGGCACGGTGGCGGAGGAGAACGGCCCGTGGGAAGGCATGCATTCCCAGCAGCGCCGCACCGTGCCGGACACGGCGAACGCAGCCACTCTGTCCAAGGCCCAGACCCACTACCGGGACGCGACCGTGCCGGGCCGTAACTGCGGAACGTGTGTCATGTTCCGCCCCCCGCACGCCTGCACCCTGGTCAAGGGGATCATCAGCCCCGATGATGTGTGCGACCGGTGGGCCGGGAAACCCGAAGACCCTGCCGCGCTCCTGCGGCGCGTCCTCAGCAACGGGCACGTGCCCATAGAGACAGGGAGAGCATGATGCGCGGCACCCGTCCGATGCGCTCCGTCCGCTTTCAGAACCTGGAACCGTCGCTTCCCCGCTGGTGGTCGATCGCCAACCGGCAGGACGGCCCGACGATGGTCAGCATCTACGACGAGATCGGGATGATGGGCGTCTCCGCCCGACAGTTCCTGAACGAGCTGTCGGGGATTGACGGGGACATCACCCTGCACCTGAACTCGCCGGGTGGTGACGTGTTCGACGCAATCGCGATCTACAACAGCCTCCGCGCCCGTAAGGGCACGGTGGCGGTGGTCGTGGATGGTCTCGCGGCGTCGGCGGCGTCGTTCATCGCGCAGGCAGCGTCGCCGGGGCATCTGGAGATGGCGCAGTTCTCCTCCATGATGATCCATGACGGGTTCGCTGCGGGGATCGGGAACGCCGCCGACATGCGTGGCCTTGCGGATCAGCTTGACGCCGCGTCGGACACCATCGCGGCGATCTACGCCGCCCGGACCGGCAAGCCGGCGGAGTACTGGCGGGACAAGATGCGCGCCACTACTTGGTACAAGGACAGTGAGGCGGTCGCGGACGGTCTCGCGGACCGGGTCCGGGGGCAGGACGGTGACACGGGCACGGTTGGGAACGCGTGGGACCTGTCGGTGTTCAACGCTGACGGTACGAAGCGCAAGCCACCGGTGAAGCCAGCGCCGAACGGCCCGGACGGGTATGGCGACGATGACTCCACCCCCGAAGGCGACACCGACCACGACGAGTGGGCCGAGGACGGGAAGGCTGCCCCGAAGCAGAAGAAAGCGAAGGGGCTCGGCGGGAAGACGGCGGCTCTGCACGCTCCGAAGGTTCTGGCCGCCGGTTCGGTCGACTCGTCGCCGTGGGACGCGGACAAGGCGTGGCACAACGGTGCGTCGTCGGACAATCCGGCGGCGTTCTACAAGGCCATCACGGTGGGCCGGCGTGACGGCGACCCCGCCAAGCAGTCGTCGTGGGCGCTGCCGTACCGGTACACGCCGGGTTCGGCTCCGAACGCCGCCGCTGTGCGGAACGCTCTGGCCCGTCTGTCGTCCACGGAGGGGCTGACGAACCGCGAGCAGGCTCAGGCCAAGTTGGAACGCCTCATGAAGAAGATCAACCCGGACTACGACGCCAGCAGCAACAGCGACTGTCCCGGGTGGCTGCGCAACATCAGCGACCAGGCGCCCGCCTGGCTCAACAACGCCGAGGAGGCGAAGTGAAGATCAAGATTCCGGACTCCCCGGCGGGGCTCGCTGAGGTCCTGAACAGCAACAAGGCCAGGGAACTCTGGGAGTCCAGGGAGAACCTTCAGGAGTTCATCGAGGGCTACGCCAGCAACATCGACAAGAGTCACGAGATCAAGGCCCAGATCCAGGAACAGACTCAGCTGGCCCTGGCCGAGTACCTGAAGAACTCCGGCTCCGACGCCAAGCCTCCGGTCGACCTGACCGGGAGCAGCGCCGCGGCGATGAGCCCGAGCATGAGGGGCGTGCAGTCCTCCGCTGAGCGGGCCCTGTACAACCGTCGGGCCCCCGGCGCTTCCGCGAACGGCATCTTCGACGACGCCTCCGACTTCTTCCGCGCCACGTGGTACCAGGCGTCCCGCATGCGGGACTACGGGGAGCTGCGCCCGAAGCTGGACCAGCTGATCGAGATCCAGAACAGCTACGGATCCGAGATCCCCGGCGACGGTGGCTTCCTGATCCCGGAGCAGCTGCGCTCCGAGCTGCTTCAGCTGGCGCTGGAGACCGCCGTCGTCCGGCCGCGCGCGACCGTCATACCCATGTCCAGTCTGCGGGTGCCGATCCCTGTGATCGACGACACCAGCCACGTCTCCAGCATCTTGGGTGGTGTGACGGCGTACTGGACGGAGGAAGCGGCGGGTCTGACGGAGTCGCAGGCCAGCTTCGGCAGGGTGGTGTTGGACGCGAAGAAGCTCACCGCCTACGCCGAGGTTCCGAACGAACTTCTCATGGACGCTCCGGCGTTCGAAGGTTTCTTCTCCAGCACCTTCCCGAAGGCCATCGCCTGGTTCGAGGACATTGCTTTCCTCACCGGCACCGGCGTCGGGGAGCCGCTCGGGTTCATCAACTCCCCGGTGTCGATCCAGGTGTCCGCGGAGACCGGCCAGACCACCCAGACCATCGTCTGGGAGAACATCGTCAAGATGTACTCCCGCATGCTGCCCACGTCGCTCGGCCGGGCCGTGTGGATCTGTTCCATCGACGCGTTCCCGCAGCTCGCCACGATGGCACTGTCGGTGGGCACCGGCGGTGGTCCGGTGTGGATCGGCAACATGTCCGGCGGGCAGGGCGGCATGGACACCCCGCCGGCCACGATCCTCGGCCGTCCCGTGTACTTCACGGAAAAGACCTCGACGCTCGGCACGACCGGTGACATCAGTTTCGTGGACCTCAACTTCTACCTGATCGGTGACCGCCAGGTCATGCAGTCGATG